CGTTTATTAATATCACCCGGCAAACCCCAGCTTCTAGTCTGGTAGTTGGTTCTGATCTTTCTGCATTCCGTGTAAAGCGTCGTAATAAAGCGTCCGATATCTCGGTAACTTTACACCAAGCTTCTATCAGTAACCGTGTTTTTCAACAAATGCAAATTGCTGATGAAGAAGACGCAACCGATACCTTCGTTTTCTCAATCACAATTAAGGACAACTCTGGTCAGAGTTTGTACTTTGCACAACAAGCATTCATTGGCACTCAGGCAGACAGTTCTTATTCCGATGCTGAGACTGGTGAAAACCGTGAATGGATGATTCACGCTGTTAACCTACAAACTCTGGTTGGTGGTAACACCAAAATGGATCAAGCGGCAGTTGCTGTTGTTGAGGCTCTTGGTGGCTCGATTGAAGATCGTTGGAAATTGTAAGTAATATTAATAGGGGCTGTAAAGCCCCTCATTAGGAGATTCTAATGGTTGAGTTAGCGACATACATCCCTCAAGAAGTCTCTGTATTACTTTGTGGATTCTTTCCCTTGGAAGGTTTTGTTGATGGAACATTTATCTCAATAAATAAGGATATGGTTCCATTTTCAACACAGCGTTCAACATCTGGTATGGTCAGTAGAGTATATAACAATGACCAAACTTATACGATTGAGCTTACAGTTTTAAGTGGTAGTACAAGTAACACATTCCTTACTAAGCTGTGGCAGATTGATGAAATCACCCAGCGTGGCAAGTTCCAAATGATGGTGAAGGATGGTTCAGGCAGTGACTTGTTCTTTTCAACCAATACTTGGATTGAAGGTATCCCTTCTCTAATTAAGAGTAACGACTTTGAACCTAGGACGTGGATTCTCAGATCATCTCAAGCTGTTATTAACATTGGTAGTAACAACGGGGAATCAGGGTTGCTTGAAGACTTGTTCAACATAGGCGCTTCTGCTCTACCAATCTTGGAAGGTATTCTGTAATGTCTAATAGTTTTACAGTCTCAACCTATAATCCTTCCGACGTAAGTCTTAACATCGGTGGCTACCCAGTAGCTGGTTGGCAGAGTATCACCATTACACGAAATGTAAAAGGTTTTACAGTAATTCGTGGGATTCGTGGTAAGAACACGAGAGTTAAGAATAAAGACACATCTGCTACGATTATTCTAACTCTTATGGGTAGTTCACCTACCAATGATGTACTTTCACAGATTCATGATTTAGACTTGGAACTTGGTACAGCAAGGATTGCACTAACAATTAAAGATGCTTCGGGGAGTAGCGTGTTCTCTACTAACGAAGCATATATTACTGGATACCCTTCAGCATCGTTTACTGGACAAATTGAAGATCGGTCTTGGGAACTGTTCGCACAGACCACCGAGTCTTACAATGTAGGTGGCAACACTAGACCTTCAACAAGTTTGTTTGACACTGCTTTAAATGAAGTATCCGATTTCGTAAATAACTTACTTTAAATTCTGAGATAAATAATGGCAAAAACTCTCTCCCAACTTCCGTCTGAATCTTTTGAGATTGACGAAGTTAAATATGTAGCAAACGCACTTCCTACCACCCTTGCAATCATGATTCAAGATGTTCTGATTGAGAATGGTGAAACTCCGGGCTGGCGCCCAGACATTGACCTAGTACGTAAAATCGTAGTGGGTAGTCGTATGGAATCTGAAGGTAAGGCTATTGACAAAGATGAGTTTGAATATCACTTTGCTCGCCGTACTCTCCACCTCTACAACGTAGTTGATGCATTGATTCAGTGGAACTTCCAAGATGTTTTTACGGAAAGCGGTTCAGAGGCTTAAATAAAAAATCCTCTGCACCAACAGTTCGTAACAAAGATGAGAGACAAGTTGAAGAAGAGTTCTCTCAAAGCTGGATTGTTTACGAACTGCTAACCCATGAAACAAAGCCTTGCACTTTATGGGAGTTAGAGAATGTCTACTCCATCAAGCAAGCCTACATGATGTTAGAAGTTATTAGAGTTTACGATGCTAGGCAACAAATAGCTTATGACAAGGCAGAAGCTAAAAGAATTCAAAATCAGAAAGGATAAGCTATGCCAGCAATCACAAGCTACTTCGCAGAATTAGGATTTGGGGTCAACGCCAAGAGTATCAGGAAAGTCGATTCTGCTCTGAAGAATATGGAGAAGAAGCTCAAAGCTTTTGGTAAGACTGCTTCTCAGAACATGGCAATCAATCTGGTTAAGTTTAATGTAAACCAGAAAGCTCTTAATTTTGCAATGGGTAGTGCCCTAGATCTGGCAAGCAAACAGACTACATTTCAAGTATCTCGATTTGTTGTTGACCAAGCTCATCTAAATCGTACACTCAGTAATGCGTTCGCCGCCGCATCTAAATCAGCCAAAGTAAACATTCGTCCAAATGTGGCACCCGGTAATGCGGGGTCAGCACGAATCCCCGGCAGTGGTCGTCACATTGTCGCTGGTGGCGTTGCGGGAGGTATCGCAGGTGGACTTTCTCGCCTATACGGTCCCGCCCTTGCATTAGGCTTAGGTGGATATGGTCTTGGTGCCCTAAATAACCGAAATCAACAAGTGGTTGCTGCGCAGTTACAAACCTCTGCTGTTGCTCAACAGGCTGGTGCTACACCGTATGAAGGAAAGCAATCCTTTGAGTGGCTGAAAAAACAAGCGGATGTCATTGGTTTTAATTACCTCGACGCGGCGCCTGATTACAATAAACTCACATCTGGCCTGACAGGCGCAGGCATGAGTATTCAACAATCTCAGGGTGTATTCAAGGGATTCTCTGAGTTGAGTCGTGTTAACAAACTTGACCGCACCGCTCAGTCCCGTGTTTACCGGGCGCTGTCTCAAATCGCTGGTAAAAACAAACTTCAATCTGAAGAGTTGACTGGCCAGCTAGCAGAAAGTTTACCGGGCGCGGTATCTTTGTTTGCTCGTGCATATCAAGCACAACTTGCTTCTGAGGGTAAGGGTGGAGGTAAGACAGGTCAAGCTGCCATTGATGAACTTAACAAAGCCATGAAGAAAGGTCTTGTTAAAGGGAACATTCTTACCTATGCGGGAAGACTTGCGTCTGAGCAGGCTGCTCCGGGTCTTGAAGCTGCTAAAACAGCATCTCAAGCTCAACAAGCACGGTATCAGAATACAGTAAACAACCTTGCAACTGTAGCGTCAGACTCAGGTATTGAGTCTGGTTTCGCAAGGCTCTTTCGTGCATTAAATGATGGTCTTAAAGAGTCTGCACCGATGGTTGAAGGTTTGGCACGGGGTTTTGATAACGTCTCTAAATACGTGTCTTTTGCCCTATTGTCTGCTCAATCTTTTCAACGTATGTTGGACGGTCGTGATAGTTTCTTGGGTAATAAGTTCTTCCCAACACCAGAAGAACGTGGCGAAGTTCTCCAGTTCTTGAACGCCTATAAAGGTGCGATGTCTGAGATTGGACAACTAGGTAAGAACATCTACAATGGTTGGGCTGATCTACTCAAACTCTTTAACTCTGATGCTTTTGTCAATCTTAAGAATTGGGCCAACACTGTAAGCAACACAGTGGGTACGATCAATAAACTCGCTGGTGGTGATACCTCTGGTGCTGGCGAGGCAGCAAAAGCTGCTGGGTTTGGGTATTTAAACTATATCACAACTCCTGCTCAGAAAACCTTAGATGCTTTTGGTCTTCCAGCAAGCAGTACCATGCAGAAACTTCGCCCTGACTTTGACCCTGCAAACTATGAGACACAGCAACGAGCTAGACAAGATGAAGCTCTTGCCAATCGTAGACGTGATAACTTCAACGGAACTCTTGGTATTTTCCCTATGGAAAAGGCTGGGATGCCTGATTCTGGATCTTCAAGCACACCATCTCCATTGGCACCAAAAGCTGATGTAACTTTGAAAATGGACGTGAAGATCACAGCGGCTAATCCAGAAGATTTTAAAACACAGTTTGAAAGTAGTTTGGCTGACATTGTGCATCAAACCTTAGATAAATATTCAGAGAAGGAATAAAGAATGAGCTTTGGTTTGAGATGGGGGGAGGACAACGAAGAGGGTGGCGGATTCGTGTTTTTTGACGCCATTACGGTAAGTACAGAGAATTATTCTGGTCAAGTAACAAAGCACCCTATTGCGAGTGGTGCATCCATATCGGACCACTTTATACGCCAAAACCCTATCTTCACAATGTCAACAGTTATCACCGGCTATGACATTTCCATGAATAGTTATCTTATTCAGGACTTGGTTGGTAATACTCCCTACAATGTTAACGAAGCACCAACAGCAGTTTCTGTCGCATCTACAGATGATAGCGTTTTAAAACAATTCATCCCAGACAGTATTGGTCAATTTCTTTCAAGTAGTACCCCCGAAATTATTGTTGACGGTCCTAGACTACAAACCCTTGACACAGTTAAAGACGCTATTGTTGGTTTGATGGCTGGTGTTATCTTCAACGAAAAGAAAGGTAAGTTTGTTCCCAATATTCAGTTGGTAAGGTTGTTTGAATATGACGGGACACTTCTTAAGAAGATTATTAATAATCTCGTCATCACAAGCATGGTCTTTAGGGAAGATGTCAATAGTGGCGAAGGATTGTTTTGTGATTTAACCTTTGAACAAGTTACCTTTGCTACATTGAAGAAGACTGTACTCCCACAAGATGTTGTGAATTCTCTCAAGAAGAAGGCTGCACCAAAAGCTTCAAAAGGTAAGCAAGATCCAACTCCCAAGCCTGTCAGTGGTACGGACGGTGCAAGTCCTGACGTAGACCCACAAACTAAAGTAGCGGAGGAGTTATAATGGCATTACAATACGTATCTCTTCCACTCTTTAGTGATGCTTACTATGAATATAGCACATCCTTTCAAGGTCTGTCAGTTATTCTTAGGTTCACCTACAGTGACAGATCTGAAGCTTACTTCTTAGATCTACTGGACCAAGACAACAATCCAATTGTTATGGGGGAAAGATTAGTCCCCGGATATCCAATGTTCAAAGACTATGCTCTTTTCCCACTAACTGGTTGGTTCTGGATGGAAGAGATTGCTGAGATTATCTCAGAACCTTATAAAGTTTACCCAGACAAGATCAACGAATATTACTTGATGTGGTATGTATATGACGACGGAGAGTAGTTATGATTTATCAAAGGAACAGGGTATTCCAACTAACGGTTGGGGATTATAATACTTCTGAAGGTGTTCTTGTAGAAAGTAACCTTCAAGTTACTTTTGATATCAGTAAGAGTACGAACAACAAAGACCGTACAAACTCTGCTTCTATTGAAGTGTACAACCTTGACCCAGAAACCCTAGCACTGTTAGATACAGACTACCCAGCAGCAGTATTTAGTTGCGGCTATGAAGATACTAACAGTTTGCAACGTATTTTCTCTGGTCGTGTTACTAATGTTGCAACTCGTAAGAGTGGTCCTGATTTGGTGAGTCAGCTTCAGATGGGGGCTGTTTACACAGAAATTAACCACGAGGTGTTGAACTCTTTGGTTGCTCCCGGTCGTAATGTCAAAGACGTTGCTGAAGCTATCAGGCAAGCTATACCCGGTGTATCTCGCGGTATATACAACGGCACAAACCTGAATAATGAAATCATTTATGGTTATCCGTTATCAGGTACACCAAAAGAGATGCTTGATGAGCTGTCTGAGAAGTATCAAGTAGATTGGCAGATTGAAGAAGACACCTTGTACATGCATAACAACGACAGGGCTAACTCTGAGAACTTCACTCAAGCATACGTTATTAGTGAAGACACAGGTCTTATTGGTTCTGCTTACCGTGTGAATCCACAAGTTCGTAAGTCTAAAAAGAATAAGGCGAAGAAACCCGGTGTGCAGTGGACAATGTTACTGAACCCAGATATCAGAGCTGGTGATATTGTTTTGCTTGAAGATACTTTGATTCAGGGTTATTTCAAGATTGAGACTCTACGTCACTATGGCGGGTTTCGCGATAATAGCTGGTACACGGATTGCAAAGGCATTTCATTAGAGAAGGTTCTTAAATCATGAGTGCAGACGTTCAAGAACTTCTTGGTGCTGGTTTTGATAACAAGATCAACAATATGTATACTAGCCTACCGTGCATCGTTATTGCTGTAAGAGATGGTTTAAATGGGCAAATGGTAGATATACAGCCCACAATCAATCAAAAGTTTAAAGATGGCACTGTTAAAGAACGTCCTCAAGTGTTGGGTGTCCCAGTATCGTTCCCAGTATCCTCTACGGCAGGTTTTACTTTTCCAATCAAAGTTGGTAGCACAGGCATTGCCATCTTCTCTATGCGTAACATGGATGGTTGGAAAGCTGGTAATGGTCGCCCTGCCTCACCAATGAACTTTGCAAAGATGGATAAAGGGGATGCAATGTTTATCCCCGGTATTCAACCTCCGGGCTCCGCTGTTAATAACCCAGCAAAACACATTTTAACGCATGACCCAAGTGATGCTGTGTTGTTCCAGAACCTTGGAGGTGTTGAGAGTGAAGTACGACTGAAAGCTGATGGTAGTATTGAAATTAACACTTCAAATCAACCTGTAGTTATCAATTGCTCAGATGCCACTGTTAACGCGAGTGGTGCAATTAATTTGAATGCACAGACGATGACTGTCGATATTCCAACCACAACATGGATTGGAGCAATAATTCACCAAGGCGATTACAGTCAGACAGGAAATTATACTCTTGTCGGTGGGCAAGCGACCTTTAATGGTGTCATCTTCAACACCCACAGACACGCACCTGCTGTTATTCCACCAACTAACCCATAATGGAGGTGTATTATTGATTTTCTACTTGATACCCAAACTCATGACATAGTTTGGAACAATGGGCCTTTGACACGCGAATACACCACACAGCCATTTACTCAAACTGTTGCTCAGCGTTTGAAGATTCGTCTGTTAACAATGGAACCTGAGTGGTTTGCCGATACAACCTATGGTGTCCCCTACCTTTCTCGTATTCTTGGGATTAAGCAAACGTCTAAGTCCTCTGTTGATTTGATTTTTCAAACAGCAATCCTAGAAGAAGAGGGTGTAAAAGAAATCGTTTCTTTTAAATCTACCTTCCAGAACAGACAGTATTCCCTAACCTTTCAAGTTAAGGTTGTTACTGGTGAAGTTACAGCACCCATATCTGTGCAACCAATCAATTAATTTAAGGAACTTTTATGGCCGGGGTAACTGACCAAGGATTCGTAATAAAAAGGTTGGCCGACATCCTAGCCGATGACCGAGCTTTAGCAGTACAACTCTTTCAAGACCTTATTCAGCCCGGAGACCAAGTTGACACTTCAGATAGCTCAGCACTAGGTCGCCTCATCTCCATAGCTGCTCCAAGTGAAGCTGATCTATGGGAAGCTGCCCAAGAAGTATACGCAGCCTTTGACCCAAACTCTGCAACAGGTATTGCTCTTGATAACCTTGTAGCATATGCGGGCATTACCCGCAAAGAACAAACCTTCACCACATCCTCTATTCTTGTAGCTGGTGACACTAACACACTAATCCCTGTTGGACAAACTGTAAGTAGCTCTACAACTGGCGAACAATTCACTACAGTTGGTGCAATTTCTCTATCTCCGAGCACGGCGAGTGGGATTACCGTATCTGTAGTCACCTTACAAGATAGCACAGCTTACACCATCACTTATGCCAATACAACAACCTCTAACACCATCACGTTTACATCTGATGCGAGTGCTACTGTTGCTGAAATCTTGGCAGGATTGCAAGGTGTTATTGCTGGTGCTCATCCAACGCTGACAGCCTCTGTTGTTGGAACGACTCTTGTAATTGATCGGAATGATATCTTCCAGACTGTAAACTTTACCACTTCTGTTAATCTTGGTATTACTAAAGTACGCACTGTTGGCGAAGTTGTTGCTGTAGAATCTGGCATCATTGAACAGCCTGCAAACACTATTGACACAATCCTCACACCAATGCTGGGTTGGGATAGTGTAAACAACCCAGTTGCAGCTACTCCCGGTGAAGATCGTGAAACAGATGAAGAGCTTCGTCTTAGGTTCCGCAATGGTAAGTTTGATCGTGCAACTAATACGCTAGATGCTATCTACTCTGCTCTTATCAATCTTGATAATGTTAGCGAAGTAACCATCTATGAGAATGACACAAGTGTTGTAGACGGTAATGGCGTTCCTGCACACAGTTTTCTCCCCATTGTTTCCGGGGGATTGTCTACAGACATTGCTAATGCTATTTGGGATAACAAGCCGATTGGTATTTTAAGCTATGGCAACACCACTGTAAGCATTTCTGATGTTCAGGGTTTCCCTCACGACATTAGTTTCTCTCGCCCAGATCCTGTTGTAATTTATATTAGCATGAACATCACAACAGATGTGAACTTCCCACCTAACGGGAATGATGCTATCAAGTCGGCATTAATTGAATACTTCACTGCTAACTTTGGTACTGGTGATGATGTGATTTATAGTCGTCTGTACACTCCCATCAATAGTATTCCGGGACATGAAGTTGTATCGCTTACAATCGGTACTTCGCCAGCACCTGTTGGAGTTACGAACGTAATTATAGCCTTCGATGAGATTGCCTCACTGTCCAGTGTCAACATAGTTATCACATAAGGAGGTAGCATGTCAGAATTGAATTTGTTCAATATTGAGGATTACCTTTCTGTAGCACGTTCTCGTGTGACTCAGCAGTTTATGCTAGATTCAGATGGCTCTGGGCCGATTGTGTTCGACAAGTACCTCCAACTCCTCCTTGGCGGAAAGATTGAACTTCAAGAAGTCTTCCGTCAATTGATGCAAGAGCGCTCTATTGACACTGCTGTTGGTGCTCAATTAGACATCATTGGCGATATCGTAGGCCAACCAAGAGAGCTTATTGATACAGCATTATTAACGTTCTTCGCTTTTGTTGGCTATCCAGATGCTCAATCTTACGGTGACTTGGATAACCCAGCACTTGGTGGACCGTATTACGATATCAACAATCCCTTAGCTGGGAACACACTCCTTACAGATGAACAATATCGACTGTTCATTAAAGCTAAGATTGTAAAGAATAATACAAATGTAACCCCAAACCAATTCATAGAGTTTATGCAATTCATATTTGGAATTGATATGAGCTTGGTTGTTGCAGAGGGTAATGCTGAAGTTACTGTAATGCTAGGGAGAGAGTTATCTTCTTTTGAGAAAGTACTACTTACTTATACATCCTATTCCTCCGGTTACCCTTCTAGATTTATTCCAAAGCCAATTGGTGTAAGAATCAATTTTGGTGAGTTTATTGCGGAAAACTATTTTGGTTTTCAAGGTGCTCTGAATGCCAAAGGCTACGGAGATTTGAGTGATTTATCATTGGGTGGGCTATATGCTCAGCTCATCTAACAAAGGATTTAATAATGGCTGCTGAAGTAAACAAACCCGATTTTAGTTTTCAATGGGCCTCTGGTGGTTCTATTGTTGCCCCAAGTGATGTCAAGATTCAGACTGGCTGGACTGCTGAAGTCCCACCTTTTCAGTGGGAGAACTTTGCACAGAACCGTCAGGATAATGCAATCCTGCACTTATTCCAGAAGGGTATTAGTGTTTGGTCAGCCACTGATAACTACTATTTCACCACAAGTGGTGAGCGTTCATACGTCCAAGGTTCAGACGGTACTATTTATGTAGCTGTAGCTGATAGCTTAAACCAAAACCCTGTGACAGATGTAACCCACACCTACTGGGATGTTGCGTTTCCAACTCAAGGTAGGTTGTTACGCAGAACTGTGTACACCAATGTGGGCGGTGTTCAGCGAATCTCTGTAGATGATGCAGCAGCGACGACAACAGGAGCAACAACTTTTACTACACACTCAAAGACAGCTTTTACTAGATATAAGTTGCACTCGGGTGGTGGTGGTGGTGGTGGGGCAGGTGCCACTGGTGCTGGCCAATCAGCCGCAGGGGGTGGTGGTGGTGCAGGTGGATATTGTGATGGTGTTGTTGCAGGTGCACTCTCGGCAATAGCTGTTACCGTAGGTGCTGGTGGTGCTGGTGGTGCGGCTGGATTCAGTGCTGGTTCTAATGGCGCTAGTTCTAGTTTTGGCGCTGTTGCAACCGCAACCGGTGGGGGTGGAGGTCCAGCCGGATCTGGCATTGGTGCATTCCCGGCGATCACTTCAGCAGGCGCGGGTGGCCTAGGGTCTAACGCCTCTATATTAAACAGCCGTGGTACGGCTGGCAGCGTAGCATTTAGCCTTGCTGCCACTGTAACCTTCTCAGGTGGTGGTGGGTCGTCCGTATTTGGTGGTGGTGGTCCTGCTGGTGGGGCATCTGGGACAGGGGCATCTTCTACTACAATTGGTGCTGGTGGTGCCGGTGGGCTCTCCCTCGCTAGCATCCCCGGTGGCAATGCTGGTGGTGCTGGTGCAGCAGGGATCATAATTGTAGAGGAGTATTCTCTTTGAAGATATATGCAAGATTAGAGAACAACGTAGTGCAGGAGATTATCAAACCACTGCTTTATGATGATGGTACGGATATCCCTATTGAACTTAGATTTATACCGGAATTTGTGGCCACTTTGGTTGATATAACTAACGAACAACCAATGCCCGATGAAAGATGGGTATATCTGGACGGGGAATTCACAGAAGGAACTCCCTGATATGAATAGCACTGATGTTCTTTATTATGGCCCAAATGAGTTTGCAAGGAATTTGCAAGAAAAATTATCTGATGACATAAAGGATTTCAGTGCTGTGGGTGATGGGGTTGCTGATGACACTGAAGCCTTTATTGAACTTAGAGATTTTCTTCAAACAAATACTGAGTATCGTGGGGGGATTTTTGAACTTCCAAAAGGAAGGTTTAAGATAACACAACCCTTGTACTTCACTCAGTATGCCCCCGGACAAGTTCATAATATTATTATTCGGGGGCAAGGGCCAATTGCTACAATTATTGAGTTTTCTGGATTATCTCCCTTAGAAGATGGGATTAGCTTTGGTCCGGGGGTCCACTTTGGTATTGAACACCTTGCCATTACTGGTGCTGGCAGGGATGGTATATCCATAAACGGTGGTATACTTGGAAGTACAGATTTCGTTTCTCAGGGGTATATTGACAATGTAAGGGTGCAGCTCTGTGGTAGGCATGGCATCTTCAGTCAGAACTCTTTTATGGTGTCATTGGATAATGTCTGGTCTTCCACCAATATGGGGGGCGGATTTGTATTTAATGGGTTCCACACATCGATCACAGGTAGAAGGTGTTGGGCATACAATAATCCAAATGATGCAGGCTGGTCTTTTAATGGACTAACTTACAGCTCTTTTGACGCACTAGGGTCTGATAATAACAAATGGGGTTATGTCTTTAGTAATATTAATGGTATGGTATTGAATGGTTGTGGGGCAGAAGGGTCATTGCTGGACAGCTATTTTGCCCATACGTCAACAGCCTCAACTTCAGGCATACCTACCGAATACCAGAATATTAAGGGTCTAGTGCTCAACGGATGCCACGCACTTCACGGCAGCATGGCAAATGCGGGGATGGCAGCGTCTTTCCTAGCAATTAAAACCTCGGACGGTCGGCCTGCAAGTATTACCTTAAATGGATGTACATCTACAAAAACCAATATCAATGATAAAGCCATCGTTGCTACAGGAACGTCTGGTAAGATTAGCTTATATGAAACGGCTTGTGTATTCGACGGGGAAATAAGTTACTCCGGAAATGTACAGTGGCAAGGTAGGGTATTTACATTTTTGCCTTATATTGCAGGTACTTCTTCTACTGGTGGATGCACATACCAAATCCGAAGAGGAAACTTCAAAATTGATTCCGGTGTATGTACCTTTGATGCTGAAATACAATGGTCCGGCCACACAGGAACAGGTAATATGGAAATTAGGGGCTTGCCCTATGCCTGCTCTTCTGGTGGCAATACGATTGTCAACATAAATGTTGGTAGCATTACATCGGTAGGGGTTGTAGGTGGGTTTATTGAGTCAGGGGCATCTAAAATAACCCTGACGGATACTCCGTTTGGTGCGGGAAGAAATTATCTTCCTGTTGACGCTTCGGGATCTATTCTCATCTCTGGTTCTTATTTAATTTAAAGGTATTTTATGTCAACCAACTCTAATTTGTATAAAAAGCTTCTTGGAGTTGGTCTGGGCTCTGCCTTGGCAATTTCTGGAGCATTCATCGTAGCACCATTTGAAGGCAAAGAGAATAAAGCTTATATTGATCCCGTTGGTATTGTAACAGTTTGCTATGGTAATACTGGCAAGGAAGCTGTCCTTGGTAAAACCTACACAGATGGGCAATGCCTAGATCAGATGGCTACAGACTTAAAAGAGCATGACAAGCAATTGATGTCTGTTGTGAAAGTTCCTTTCAAATCTGATTATCAACATGCTGCAATGCTCTCTTTTGTTTATAATGCGGGGATCGGTAACTTCTCTTCTAGCACAATGCTTAAGAAACTTAATGCAAAGGATTATGATGGGGCTTGTCAAGAGTTGACTAAATGGGTTTACGCGAAAAAGAAAATGCTTAAGGGATTGGTTATTAGACGATCACTTGAGTACAAATACTGCATGGGTGAAGTTCCAGTAGATATTAAAGAGGTGGTTAATGAAGGTAAAAATTAAACGTCCTACTTTGATAGAAGATTGGAAGAAACAACTTAAAAGCTATAGTGCTTTATCTCTGTTCGCTAATGTGCTCATTGCTCTTGCATACGGCCTATCACTAGCATTTGGAATGGGGCTTGTTTATATGAGCCCTTTCTACATCGTTCTTGTAATGGGCAGTGTTGCCAGTCTTGGTTTTATTGGTAGGTTTGTTCGCCAAGTTTCTGAAGATGTTGAGGAAAAACAGGACGACTAGTCGTCCTGTGCTACTTCATAGGTAACGAGGATATTATACAAGACTTCTGAGATGTCTTTCTTATATTCCTCTGCTACTTGTTTTATAGTAGTTTCCTTAAACTCTTTATACACTTGAAACGCTTCCAGTGGTGTATTATAAGTTCCAAGGTACTGTTGAATACCATCAGGATTTGTACAAGCAGCTATGTACCTAGGGGTTACTTTTTGCTTCATACAAACACCTATTGGTAAATCACCTCGACAACTTTTATTACGAATGAATAATCTGTTAATTCGGGTGGGAACAAACAAGCAAACTTCTGGACCGTAAGTACGATTTCCTTTTACTAAGATATCTTTGTCCAGTTGGTGATCTTCTTTATAATTATCCAAGTACCACTTGGCAAAATTTTGATAATTGTGCCAAACAGGTTCGACTAAGCAATCGTAATAACTGTTCCACTGATCGTAAGATGAATTGTCATAGCATCTTTGCAGCATAGCTTTCCAGCAGCTATAACTCTTTTCAATAGTCTTGGAATTCTTTGCATATGCGAAATAAGGACCTATCCCGAAGTAACCTACCCCAAAAATAGAGGGATACATGGGGTTTTTGACATTGCCACGGACAGCGTCGTGCCACTGACACCAAACATCACAAGGATAATCTTGCCAACGGACTTTAACCATCCGTGCAGATTCGTAGTCAACCACTTCGTATTTTCCATACTTGTTTTCAAATATTTGACCTATAGATTTTTCTTTATTCATTCTAACCGACATAAACCACCTCTTAAATTATTGAGTATATAGATTAACATGAAAAACAGACTTAGACAAGAGGTTTGGAATGAATAGTTGGATATTCTACATTATCCTTGGACTATCTGCAACAGTAGGTGCTTTAGGCTGGCTTTCTCTATCTCTACACGACGATAAGCTCATAGCTGAGCAAGCACTAGTCCAAGCTATTAACGTCAATTCAGACATGCAAAAGTCCCTTAACTTAAAGGATTTGTCCTGTCAAATTGATGATGCTTCGGTGGTTGAAGTGGAAGCTGGTAAAAAGGATCTTCAAACTAAAATTGAAGTGATATCTGATAATATTGAAAAGCTACGCTTACCTAAAGGTAAGCCTCCTGTAGCAGCCAAACAAGAGAACATTAAGAATGAGAATCTTAAACCTAATGTCTTGCCTGATGATGGGTTGCTTTCTGATAACATTGTCAGCCTGCTCAAACAAGGTTATTGCACCACCTACCCCAATGATAACGAATGTGTATCCAAGTGATGCACTTCTTGTAAGCCCTTGTCGTGCTAAACCTGCTGGAGAGAGTTTGATTGATCTAGCTCTTGCACAGAACAAGAATGTGGGTTGTATTGGTTTGTGGGAAAAGCAAATGGAAGCTATCCGCAAGAATAAGAAATCTCAGATGGAGCTGTACAAGAATGTCAAATGACTCAGCCAACACACGCATTACGGCCATCTGGGAGAAATTTGCTATAGGTCTTCTCTCTGTAGTGATGGCACTTGGTATGCTTGTTATCCAAGATATCCGAACACAAAACAAAGAGCTTGAGAGTAGAGTGTTATTCCTCTACACAGATAAGGTAAGTAATCAGCAGCTCAAGGATACAGAGCAACGATTAGTAACTAACATTGAAGGTATGCGTTCTGATTTGCTTGCAAGATTAGACCTGTATTTTGGATCGATAAACAAACGAAAGTAACTTGGAGGTCCAATGATCTGGAAGGTATTGGATCGAACAGCAACTGTAGCCTATCTAATTTTGTCTACAATTCTAATAGCAATCTTGATGTCTAACTCAAGTGACAACGCTAACGTTAATAACTATGGACAGAAGCTTACTTTAGTAAGACAAGACATTATGAAAGTAGTTGCTAATAATACAGATTATCTTGAGCAGAGAGTTAATAAAACTTCTGAAAGACAAGATGATTACCAAGTTAGTACTGATCAACGTATCTATGTGCTAGAGCTTCGGGTTAAAGAGCTACAAGGCGATAAGAAACTGAATCAAAAGATTGTGAATAACAATATTAATACATTGACGAATAATTAAAAGCTAAGAATAAGAACTTCCCTAGAAGACATTTGAATAGTGATGCCATTCACTATATCTCAGAAACACTAAAGCCGAGGACATCCTTTACGGAGCCTCGGCTTCTTTTCGTCTGTAATAAAGTTATTCCGTCACCTTTGATAACGACTCAAAAACTCTTTTCTCAACTTTCTTCTCTGCTGCCGGTACTTGTAACACTTCCCTCTGCTTAATCACTTGTGAGTTTAGATAAGTGTAGCCACCAATTAGTATAACAACCAACAGAAGCAAGCCTGCGAGGAGGTCTTCATGGCCTTTCATATTTTAATCTCCTAGTCCCAAAATGTGAATAGCTTACGTTTAAGAATCTTGCACAGATAATCAAGATCATTTTGTTTTACAGCCTCACGCATCTTATAGAAACGCTTAGCGTTAATGCTTGGTAAAGTGTTAGGCTTTTGATAAAAGCTACCACCAAACAACTTACCCTCTACATGTTTAAATCCTTGTACTTCATCTGTGT